CATTTGGTTAAAGAATTAAAACGGCTTCGTGCTATGGTTCGCACAATGAAAGAAGACCGCCACATCTCTCAAGAACAATGGGCAATCAAAAAGGCCGAAAGAAACGGAGATCTGGCATATATCCCCCTGCCTGGTGAACACGATTTATAATAAAAGACTTGACTATTTGAATATAGTGTTATATAATATGAGTATGAAAGTGAGAAATGTTTGGAACTATAGATGAAGCGAGAATAGCTGCGAAAATACAAGCAGATAAATTAGAATCTAGAGTTCCAATTTATGAATGTTATTCTGATCCCACTATGTACGCATTATGGAATGGTCATAATGTTGTTGAGTGGGTAGACCCCGTAATAGAGGATGATGAATGTTGATGCCTTTTAGAATAATTTATGAATTAATTGTATTTGCACTTCAGTTTGCATTTGTATATGGTTTAGTGTTTATGGGTTTGGTTGCGTTTCTTGCATGGTTGATTGCAGGATATACACCAGACATTCCAGTTATATTGGAACCTATAAGTGAATTGATTTGTGAACGGTTGGAGGGTTGTGCTCTAAATCTAGAGGCGATGACTTCAGACGAATATTGCCCTACTTGCATAAGGAGATAAGATGGCAAAACGAAAAATTAGTGAAGAACGAAAACAACAACTCCGTGACCAATTAGAAAGGGCAAGGGCTAAACGTAAACCCGCTGAATACAAGAATATTCATGCATCTGTTTTAGCTCTCCCAGATGATGATAATTATTCACTCAAGAATGTCAAGGAGTGGATCAAAGAATCCAAAGACCAAGTATCTGCATTCAATAAATCTGGAAGGGGATTGAAAGTATCCCCCCTAGACAAACAGAAAGCATCTAGAGATGCAGATGCAAAGAAAGCCTACATAAGATACTGTGAACATTACCTGAAACACGGTGATTGGATCAGTCCAAAATCTGGACTCCATGAAGAACATATTGTAGTACCTAAGTGTGTAGCAATGGCTTATTATCCTGACGGTACTCCTAAGAGGTCTGTGGGGGTATTCTATCCAGATCTTGGTAAGATATGGACAAAGGAAGAAGATGGGCAATGTCATCAAGTTTCCTAGTAATTACAAACCAGAAAATCCCCCACAAGTTGATACTAAAGCTGCAGAGACTAGAGAAAACTTTGCATGGTGTGAACAACTTGCTGAGGGGATTATGTATGCAGTTCTCAAGAACTTGTCACAAAATGGATGTAATATTGTAGATGAGAGTACGGTTGCACAACTGTCATTTATGGCTGAAGTGATTAAATCTGTAGTATTTAATGAAAAGGATATTCATCATCCTTTGCAAGATTTTGCAGACCGTTTTGTATCATTGCATAACACCAAAACCCCCGATGGGGGTCCAGCTATTAAAGGAGATTTTGATGTACTGAGTTTGAATGAGTGGATGGAACGCAACGATATTCTAGATGATTTGGAAGAACCTCCACCTGAACCAGTGCCTGCGTAGCTCAGTTGGAAGAGCAGTAGCCTTGTAAGCTTCAGGTCGTAGGTTCGATTCCTATCGCAGGCTCCATGCGAGTATCGTATAATGGTATTACCTGAGATTTCCAATCTCATGATCGGTGTTCGATTCACCGTACTCGCTCCAAACTATATAATATAGAAGATTATGATATTAATTGATTTATCTCAGATTATGATGGCATCTACAATGATGTCAATGGAAAAGGGTCAGACAGAGGCTGACCTTGATTTTGTCAGACATTCAGTTCTGAACAGTCTCCGTATGTATCGGTCAAAGTATACAGATGAGTATGGAGAACTGGTGATTTGTTGTGATGATAGGCATTCATGGAGAAGGGATTATTTTCCTTATTATAAAGCAGGAAGAAAATCTACTAGAGATGCCTCCCCCCTCAATTGGTCACAAATTTTTGAGTGTTTTGATACCATCAAGACAGAACTCAAGACCATATTTCCTTACAAATTTATTCAGATAGAAGGTGCTGAGGCTGATGATATTATTGGTGTAGTTTCTAAAAATATTTCTGGTGGTGAAAAGGTAATGATTATATCCAGCGATAAGGATTTTATTCAGTTACACAATGATAATGTGAAACAATGGAGTCCTGTTACTAAGAAGATAGTTAATGGTGAAGAACCAAACAAATATTTATTTGAACATATTCTGAGAGGTGATAGAAGTGATGGTGTTCCTAATATATTATCGGCCGATGATTCCATTGTAAATGGAATCAGACAGAAACCTATCACCAAAAAATACATAGATAATTTCGTAATGCATAATGCTCATCTTAATGGTTTGAAAGATGAGGAAATCCGAAATTTTCATAGGAATCAGAAATTAATCGATTTAAAAGAAACCCCAAAAGAACTTGTAGATAAGATTTGGACGGAGTATCTAGAAGAACCAAAAGGAGAACGTAGAAACCTTTTGAATTTCTTTATAGAGAAGAAACTTAACAATTTAATTGAAACGATAGGAGATTTTTAATATGGCTAGTAGAACTGCAAAGGATGTCTCAACTCCTTTATTATCTGAAATTTTGAGAAAGGTACATAATGCGAAGACCAAAGATAAAAAAATACAGGTATTAAAGGATTATAATACGCCTGGATTGAGGATGGTATTAAAATCATCCTTTGACCCTAATATTATATGGGTACTTCCTGCTGATAATCCACCATATATACCCAATGATTCTCCAGCAGGGGAAGAGCACGTTTATTTGTTGTCTGAGGCATCAAAATTATTTAGGTTTATTAAGGGTGGACATGATAGTTTAAATACATTAAAACGTGAATCATTATTTGTATCATTATTAGAATCATTGCAAGAAGAAGAAGCTGTACTTTTACTTCATGCTAAAAATAAAGAACTTCATAAGATATACAAAGGACTCTCAAAAGAGGTAGTTAAGGAAGCATTTGGATGGAATGACAATTTCATGTTAAAAAATGCATAAATATAACTACAGTCTTTTCTTAGGGAGTCAAAAATGCAAAACCAGTGCAGGGGATGTGACAGAGGCAACCTAATCCAGCTTCGCTCATAGAACCCCCCTCACAAATTTTATTCATGTTTTACGGTTAAACGATCCGCCGTAGTGGTTTATAGTATGTTCCCTATATTGATAATAGAGATTGAGGATCACGAAGAACAAGGTTATATGAAAACTATTTTCATAAGCATTGTTTTGTTATTTTCTTTGATGGTGTTTGCCAATCCTACAGGTGTAACTACGGTTCAGGCTGCTAGGGTTACAAATATCAAATCAAAAGTAACTCCAAAATGGACTTACAAGACTATAGCTATGGAAGCAACAAAACAACACGAATGTCTCGCTAGAAATATCTATTTTGAGGCAAGAAACGAACCACTTGCAGGTCAACTTGCAGTGGCAATGGTAACTCTGAATCGGGTTAAAGATAAGGGGTTCCCTAACAAAATCTGCGATGTCGTATATCAAGGATTACATTGGGCGAGTGGTCATCCCAAACGTGACAGATGCCAATTTAGCTGGTACTGTGATGGAAAACTTGACGATATTGCGAACAAACGAGCATATATGAAATCAGAAATGGTCGCAGAGCTTGCAATAGAATCTTACAACGCACTAATAACGAAAGGACTTGACATTACTGAAGGTGCAAGGTATTATCATACTTACGAAGTAAACCCAAAATGGTCAAAAGTATATCCAAAAGTAGGAAGAATTGGTGACCATATTTTTTATAGGTAATATATATGTTTGGAGAATCCTTATTCGGTAAGACCGAAAGAGAAGCAAAAATAATTATGGAACAGAGAAAAGCAACAGTAAGAGAATGCATAGATAGTTGGTCAACTGACGAATTATATGAAAGTTTCAGGGAAATAACTGACAACATACACTCTATGGAGAATAGAGAGAGTTTCACTCAAGTAGGGTGGAAACAGCTCCAACGAATGGAGCATACTTTAGTGAAAATATTTGCGACCAAAAATAACAATGCCGACTTACCAGTATAAATGTGAAAAATGTGGTGATGAATTTGAGGAAATTCATAGAATAAATGAACGAGAATTTCCTCTTCAGACTCCATGTGAGACTTGTAGTGGTATTCTACAAATTGTACCTCAAATGCCATCTATGGTATCCATGAGGGATGGTTGGAGAAGACACACGGATGATGGGTGGAAAGACCGTCTGAAACAAAT